CCAAAAGGGGCCCCTTAGCCTGTCACACTTGAGTGTGGCGCAATATATTTGCACATAGGAGGAACAGGGTGACTCTTCCGCGGTATAGAAAGAAAGGTCCAGTCTACTACGAGAGAACTTATCTCGGAACAACTTGGTACTATTTCTCGCCGTATAAGCGGTGGCAATCGCCATCCGACTCGTACTGGCCATCCCTTAGTACCACCGATGTAAAGGAGTGTAAAGAGTGTTGGGACGAATTACATCCCGGCCCTCCCTATCGCTCTGGTGGCCCGCTGTTCATTAGAGAGTGGAATAACAAAAACGCTCTCAACATGCAACACCGAGGTACTTATATTTGCACAAATGGCACTTATAAGTATATTGGGGGATTTGTTCATGACCATCCGGACTACTGCCCTACAGGGTATAGCTTGATGGAAAGTGGGCAAGCGGAGGAATACGGTGCAAAAGCCTGGAATAAATACAGGCCGGCCCGGTCGTCTGCTGACTTAGCCCAGTTTCTCGGTGAACTCCGAGATTTTAAGGGCATGATGAAGCAGACAGCAAAGCTGTTGGCTTCCACTGCGTTCCAATTACCAAAATCCTGGTATTCCAGGTGGAGTTGGTTGCGCAATAAGGACGCCTTTGATACAGCCACTGCAGGCCACTACCTAAACTACCAGTTTGGGTGGAAACCGTTCGTCAACGACATTTTAAAGTTTTACAAGTCAATGGCGAAGGTCGAATCAACCATCCGGTTTATCCGGAAAAACAATAACAAATGGTTGAAACGAGGGGGCACCGTACATCGCGACCGGAGTGTAACTGAGGGTACCATTTCATGCCGGGTTAAACCGGTATTGAATACTTACTTTCATCTTGCACCTGGTTGCACTCTCCCATACCCAGACACTAAAACTGTCACTATTAAAAGTGAACGTGTCTGGTTCAAAGCGAGGATGAAATATTACATCCCTGGGTTAAAAGTGGACTCATGCGAAAGCATATGGAGCTCACCGCTCTTGCGCCGTATTTACGGTCTCGAGCTAACCCCGGCCTTGCTATGGGAGTTGACACCCTGGAGCTGGTTGGTAGACTGGTTTGCGGACGTTGGTGATGTTATTGCCAACATGTCCAGCTTAAACCACGACAATCTCGTGGCTAAGTATGCTTATGTCATGCGATCGGAAAGGGAGACGACATATTTGTTTACTCCCTGGAAAATTGGCACGACACAAGGTGTGCTGAACCTCGACATGACGTCGTCCTATTATTTGGACTCTAAAGAACGTCATGCAGCCTCTCCCTATGGTTTCGGCGTCGGGTGGGATGATTTCTCACCCTATCAGCTGTCTATCCTGATGGCTTTGGGACTAACCCGATAGTAACGGGGTCCCTCGAAGTATCAACCATCTAGGTAGACTATGTCGGAGATAATTTTCCAACAAACTAATTAAACCGAAGGAGTAGAATCCATGTTTACAGATCCACAATCTCTCACCATTAATTCCGTTGCAACATCGCTACCTCGGGTCGCCATTGGCGAATCGAGCGCGACGTACAGGTCGGCCGATGAAACAGTGCAGTTGCGAATTTCGCACCGCGCCTACAAAGGCCGGAAGGGCCGTATGGTCCGGATGGACGTG